CACAATTTTAGTAAACATACATCAAGTGTTGCAACACAGCTACTTCATTTTAGTGAGCTTAAAACCACGGATAATACTTTCTATATATTTAACTCAGGTTGCTCAAATATTTTACATATTGTACAAGGTGGATCTCAAAAAAGGGGTGCAGATATAGGACAAGCATTTTTTTCTATTTTTTTGACAAACAATAAGAATTGGGCTAACAAAGTGTATGGTAATTGCAAAATCAAAGAAATAATTATAGGAAACAAGCGCAAATATATATGTGTAACACCATGGGTTAGACTTTCATCTGAGAGACTCAACTTTATGAAAGATCAATATTACTCCACACTCTCTACAGCTTATGACACCTGGGCTAGAAATAAAGAGTCCGTATATGATAAGACATTTTTAAGACACTTATACACATTTAGGGTTTGTGTCGCAAATTGTCCTTCACAGAAGGTTGCAGAATTGTTAATGGATACAAGGTATATTTTTATGTCTGCATTAAGTACATTTTCCAATGTAGAGAAACTCATATTAGATAAATTTTCACCTCCTTATAAAAACAGTATGGAGCAATATGTAGTGAGGCAATTAAGGAAAAAATCATCTCAAATTTTTAAGTATCTTGAGAAAAATCCTCCTATGCCAAATAAGCCAAGTTTTAGTGGGAGGCAAAGAATGTCTAATACATTAGGCGGTGTTATAACAATGCCATCATTGTGGTCTGATTATCTCTTAAAAGATATTCAATCAATCTTTGATGATATATTTGTGTATGTCCATACATCTAAAGAACCTTCGTCTGAATACCATGAACAGATTAAAGCCATGAATACTATTATAAAGTATCAGACAGAATTTGATATGCTCTCAGATGACATGAAAATAGGCATAGGTGACTTTGAGGTTTTTAAAAGATGGATCTTGAGTGAAAAGCAAGTTGGTTGTCATTCAGCAACAGTTTTTCATGCTTCTAAGCTTTTTTCCAAGAAGTATGAGGGATTATACAAAGGGTTTGAGTTCATAGACAGTTGTTTAAAGGAGCCTATAAGTCAAATTGTGTCAACTAAGTCTTGTATACCTGAGTATGAAAGGACTATCAGTAAACAAGACGTGTCAAAGAAAACATTGAACAATATCTTTAAGAATATTGGAACACTATTTGCTGAGAAGGAAAAGAAGATGATTGAAAAGAGTGGTGTATCAAAGATAGAAGGAGGAACAGATCTTGAAGATGGGATAGTATATATAACTAAGCCGGAAATTCTTAGTTATTTTTATAAATTAGATGTTAATATAGAAGAAGATGCTGAAATTGCTATAACAAATTCTAATAGAGTAAAAGTTCATGATGCTTTATTAGATTGGATAAAGAGGTTTGGAAAACAAAAGAATTACACGATTGATATAGCAACTTGGAACTTAAAGCACAACAATGGCAAGGTCTTAACAGATACTTGTATCAAAGCACAATATGGATCTAAACGTGAATTTTATGTTATAAATTTAGGAGCAAAAGCAATGGCTAGAATCACTGAAAACTCTTACAAGGTTCTAGCTAAACATTGCAGCAATGAAATGATTAGTATTGCTGGAGATAGAAAATTAGAACATATACAAAACTCTGTAAATGATGCTATACTATCATCAGAACGAAGACAGGACCAATTATTTTATGTAAATGGTGATTGTACAAAGTGGTCTGCATGTGAAACAATGGCTAGTTTTGTGGCAATGAACAGTGGTCTCAAGAAGGTGTTTGGTGAAACTATGACAAATTATAATAATGCAACCTTTGCATGTTGGGCAAACAAACAAATACAGATACCTCAAAATATATTACAAAATTTACGATTTTCAAGTGAAAGCACATCGTATATAAATGAAAGTACAACTATGAACAGTACTCAAAATTTTCTACAAGGCATGTTTAACTATTCATCATCTCTCAAAGCAGTAATTTCTACTGAATTTGCTATTTACATGTTTAGAAAAAAACATCCATCTAAATTTCTACACTGTAGTCACCTAGAACACTCAGATGACTATAGTTTAGCAGTTCGTACAAAAGATATTGAAGATTTTAAGATATTTAGAATTTACCATAAATTATCTCAAAAACTATTTGGAATAAATGATAGTATAAAAAAAACAAATATACAAAAGCACATATTGGAATTTATTTCATTGTTTTCCTTTAATGGACAACTATTTTATCCTAATATTAAAAAACTAAAAGAAGTAGGCACTAATTTAGCATGTACTGACTTTAGATCTGATGCAATGGCTATTGTGTCAAGAGTTTCTGAAGCAGTCCGGCTTGGAGTGTGCTTGGAGAGTGCTTACTTCATGCAGAGGGTTCATTGCTGTTCCATTGCAGATGCTTATTCAATTACTCCTGGCATGAGGAATTCATATGGTGACACTCATACCATTTTTAGTACACCATTAGAATTATTTGGATTGCCAGATAACATACCTGTGCTGACAGTAACAGTAAAAGGTAATCAAGAAAACTATAGGTTATATCATTATTCAAACAACAAAGAAACACAACAAATTCTGAAGGGGTTATTTAAGCTAGGCCAAATGACGTATGGTTCTTTAGATTTACCAAGTCAGAAATTTGATGAAGATTTGGCAGAATTTTATAGTCCTGATTTCAGTTATCCTACGCGACATAATAGGTTAAGAACAATTAAGTCAAAAATAGGATTTACATGGGAATTAGCAACAAATTATTTTAATACAAACCTAACAGATTCATTGGTTAAGCCAGTTGAGACACAAAGGTTTTACAAATGGTTGAAGTCAATGTATTACAACAAATCATTTGCTAAAGCTTATATGAGAATTAGCCGATCTGCAATGACACTTCGGCATTCTATGTTCTCCTCAAAGCCTTGTATTATTGATGTATGTGATCGTATGGACCGAAGCAATGACGACAATAAAGAAAAGAAATTCCAAACAGTCACACAATTTTTAAGCAGTATTAAAACTTACATACAAACCTTAAATATTGAATTGACTAATTTGGAAACTGATAATTTTCTAAAAAATATTTCTTGTTATAATAACAGCTTAGAGATTTTATACAATGCTTTAACTAGTTCAAGGTTGCTAGAATGCCCACACCTTCAAATGTATACAACTGTGTCGAAAATGCCAAGTCCTTACAAGTGGTTAGAACTTGAAAATGATATAAGTCTAATTTTACAGTATCTCATAAATCCAAAGAATTTTTTTGATGATAGAAGGAATTTTGTATCTGAGACTTCCTTACACAGGGATATTAATAAAATAACACAAAATTTTAACATAGAAAGCTTAAAGGTAAATCCTGCTTATTGTAGGCAAGTTTTTAAGGAAATATTATCTCAAGGAAATAATAGAGCATATGGGCTCGTGTACAATAATAAAGATTTATCAATATTTCCATTCATAAAACAGTACTTCCAATATGGATTATTCTACGGCCAAACATTTAATTTTGTGCCCACACAAAGACATGAAATCAAAGACTTTGCAAATAAGATGCCAGTATTTGTCAAAGACTGGAGGACAAATTTAGATGCATATACCGGAATACTTCACCAACTTGCCCTAATTTATAGAACAATTTGCTTACGATGCCGAGACGCACAGTGGAATGAAAATTTAGAATATTTGCTAAAAACTACTTTGATAGATTTAAATCAAACTGTTGAAGAATTTTTGGAAAAAATGAATTTAGAGACTTTGCAATCTTTTAAAGTTGGAGAATTGGGTCAAAAAATCTTTTGCTTCCTAAGGAATAAGCTTTTACACAAGGATAATGACTTGCATAAGTTTATAAAAAGTAAATTTTTTTATGAGTACTATTATTTACCAAAACTAGAAGTTGGTAAACCTTTTTCAGAGTGTGCACTAATAGTATTTCAAGGCATTAAATTTAGAGCTTTCTTATCAGAGGGTGTGGTAAATAGAGTACTTATATTAGAGATGCCACAAACAAATAGAGTTTTCTGGTTTTATTGTTATAGTATAGCAGAAAGAGTCTTTGGCCTAATTAGTCAATTAGAATTAGATCAACGACTATTGGAATCCAAAGACTTTAAAATAAAGAGCCTTTCTCCTGCAAATAGATATTTACTAAAAAAAATAGCAGTCAATAAGCTAGAGCCCACTTACCATAAATTCCATGGTAATGTAATTAGGAACCTTAATGAACCAGATGAAGCTGATATACCAATAGTTACACAAAGGGTAACATTCTACAGAAAATTTGCAATGAAATCAGCATTTGGTGCTGCAACAACTTTACATACAACTGATTTGGCTGTATATCTAGGTAGTATACTTCTATATAGATTACCATTTGGAAACCTACATAGTTTTAACTATCTAAAATTAGATGATGACTCACTTGTCAAAATTTTGATTGATGAAGTTCCAATAGTTAGGCTTATACAGAAGAATATGTTAATGGAATACCTTAAAACAGACTTCACACCACGGTTCAGGGAAGAGGAAATAGACAGTTTACTAGAAGATGTATGGAAAGGCCTTGAGAAGAACAAAAAACAAAGTTACAAGTTTTCTAATATTGATGAATTATTTAGTTTAGGTGTTGCAGGAAGAATGTTTAAAAGAAATCCCTTACAAAGAAAAGAAATAACAAATCAAAAAAATAAAGATATGTTTAGACATGATGAAGAAATCATTTTAGATATAACCAAATTAAATTTAGGAGGTATTGATGTGCTAAGTTCAGAAGAGAAACCTGATGATGATTTATCAATAAGGAATATGATTTCTATGTATGAAGAAGACTTTGCCTTACCACAGATAACAGAGATTGATCAGTCTGTTATTGAAGAGAAGATGTTTCCTGTATTAGACATGAGTAGCATCAATCTAGAAAGGAAATCACCAAATGTATCTAGAAAAAATTCAACAAAAGAGCTTGAACAAAAAAAAGAGGAAGAAAATGAACCATCATTGAAAATAGGGAGTCAATTAGATGAATCTAGTTTGATGTCAATGTTCAGTCTTAAAAGTAAAAAGAAAGAAATCGGACCTAAAATTAAAAGTAATACATCTCACAGTAGTACAATACAGGAACCAGTTATGTTGGATGTCAGTCTTTTTTCACTTGGAAAAAATAAGAAAGAAGAACAAAAAGAGACAATAGGTGAAGAGGAAAAGGTAACAGAAAGATTAACCTTAGATTCTGAGCTACATGAACCCAGTGACGATACAAAGTTACCAGAGATATCTGATATATCCCTAGCAAGTATGTTTTCATTTACATCTAACAAGCCAAAAAAGGAACTGCCAATAAAAAAAGAAAAAAAAGAAAAGATTTCTAAAAAAGATAGTCCTTTTCAAATTAGTCTGGATAGCTCTTTTAGCTTAGGTGACAGCCCTAACATAGATATTATAACTAGGAAGGAAGATACAAAAAGCAAACAGGTAAAAAAAACAGAAGTTGAAATTTCAGCAAAACCGGCTCAACAAGTGCTTGATTTTTCTGGATTTGACTTGGATTTAAGCTCCTCTAAATCAAAGGATAGCAAACAAATCAAAATAGAACAAAAGATACAAGAAAAGACAGAGCCACCACAGCAAATGTTAGATTTATCTGGATTTAGCCTAGATTTTGGTGCTTCTTTAATAAAAGACTTTTCAAAGGCAAAACCAGCAAAAAAAATACAGAAGAAAGTGAAACAAAGCCAAGCAATTCTAGACTTAGGAGATGAGACAGAGGAAAAGCCCATGGCATTAGATCTAAGTGGATTTTCACTATCACTACCAGATAGTAGTAAGGAAGTTAAATTTGGGAAAAAAGAAGAAAAAAAACCCTTACCAACTCCAATAACACTATTAGGTGATAAAACAGATAAAGCACAAGCTCAGAGTAGAAATATTAATAAGGTAATTATGGAAGGCAGTGCCTTAACAGGTTCACAGTTCAAATCAGAAGACCTTTTAGAGTTATTCACATTTAAACCTGAGGGAATACAGCTAAACCAAGATGAGGATGTCATAGAACAATCTAACGACAACATACTGTCAAATTTAGGGCTAACTAGTGACATACAATTTGTAGACAACAAGTTACCAAAAGACCATTACAATGAAAGATTTGAAACTGAAAGAATTAGATTTCATGATGTTGC